TTTTGAAGCTGCCAATCAGGATGACGAAGAAGGATTTGTTTCTGCGTTAAAGGATGCAATCGTTACTTGTTTGGAAGAACATGGAGCTGAGTAATGCCTACTGACTATGCAAAGCTGGAAGTCAAAGGCGTCTACTCTAAGGTTTCGGATTATAGTTCTCCGAGAACCAAGTTTAGGCCAGCGGCCTATGCGTTGACTCCTGATGAGTACATGCACTTTGAAGTCAATTGCGATGATAACGGGGAAACATTTGATTTATCCATGTTCTCTGGTGGCATTACGCTATTGATTGTTAAGAATAACGATACGGGTATTAATGTTAAAGCAACATATAATACGGCAAATGATGCGGGAGTGCGTACTGTTATCCCTCCTGGGGGCATTTTCGTTACTCCTGATATCGTGATTGCTGCTGATCTTATTCTGACTTCGGCCAGTGGTGTTCCTGAGTGCGAAGTTTTTATCGTGGGGACTTGATATGGCGACTGACTTATCTAAACTTCGGAGCAGAGCAAGAACCAGGGCTGATGCTGTTGGGAATAACTTCTTTTCCGATTCTGAGATTGATCGTTATATCAATGTCGGGCTTGGGGAGCTGCATGACATCCTCGTTCAAAAATTTGAGGATTACTATGTTACCTCTAAAGGGTTTAGTCTTGTTAGCGGTCAGACCACCTACACCTTTGATGAGCTAGGGATTAGAAACTTCTACAAGTGTCTTGGTGTAGATGCGACTGATTCTGGCGAGACAATTAGAGTTCGTCGATTCTCATTTCAGGAACGTGATAGATATGTAGCTACTGCAATCACTGGTCGCGGTGGTTACACGGATTACCAGTATCAAATTAGAGGAGATGGTATTGAGTTCATTCCTGAGCCAAATACAACTTCAACTATTAAGCTTTGGTATGTTCCTGCGTTCTCAGATCTCGAAGAGGACGATGATGAAGTTAACAGCTTCATTATGTCAAATTGGGAAGAGTACGCTGTTGTTACCGCAGTCTACAAGATGAAGGAAAAAGAGGAGCTTAGTACCACTGTTATTGAAAGAGAACTTGAAGCAATTAGAGCAAGAATCGAGCAAGCAGCAGCCAATAGAGATGCAGGTGAGTCAGAAGGTATTCAAGATGAATTAACAGGAACTCGTTCTGGCTGGTTAAGAGCATTTCGGTGAAACGATTTGATGCCGCATATGGAGCTAACCCTGAGTTAAATAGGGTTCAGTCTACGCTACAAGAATCTATCGGGTTCCTTAGGGATAGGGAAATTCTCGATGGAAAATTATTTACAGTAGATGTTCCCAACGCAACAACCGTTGCAGTGGGCCATGGTCTGGGTCGCAAGTTTAAAGGGGTTATCCCCGTACTGATTAGAAAAAAGTCAGATGGTGTTCTTAAGACTTTTGATTATTTTGTTGTGCAATCAAGCGACGATGAGTCTGTTTATTTTAATCTTAGTATACTAGGCTCTGACGAATTAACTGTTTCATTTTGGATATTTTAATGCCGTTAAGAAAACACAAGGCAAGAATCCAGTTTTCCAATGGTATTCAAGGCAAGGTCGACCATAAGATTTTGCCAAAAGAGTATTTGGTTACTCTTGAAAATGGAAGATTTAGTAAGCTCGGTGCGATCAATAAGAGAGCTGGGTATAGCCTTATAGATAAGGCTTCTAGCGATGTAGTTGATTATAAGAATTCTATCGTTTCAAGAAATACTATCATTGGCGATAGGGCATCTTCAGGAACGGTAACGGCAGCAAGTGTATACAATTATAGTTCGGGCGAGTTTATTGGGGACAAAGGATATTCCGAAGGAATTGATTATACGTCAATGCCTGTCTCAAAAGGCTCTCAAGTCCGACAAGAAGATTCAAATGTAGCATTTAGCGACGATGGAAAATATGCCTGTATTACTTTTGTTGATGTCTCCTGGGATCAAACAAACGATAAAGAGGTTTATGATAAAAGAGTTTCTATCGTAGACAGAGAAACCAATTCCCTGGTTGCTTCTGATATGAAGATAGGGACTGGTTCCAACACCGGGAACAGAGGTCGCAGAATGCGACCTATCTGGTTAACAAGCGTTGATAAATTCTATATCATTGGTGATGATAATCTGGCTCTTAAGGCTTGGGTTATTGATCCTACAGCATCAACAATCCAGGTAAAGAACATTGCCGGGACAGTAACCCCGACAGGAACAGACCTTCTAACGTCAACCTATCCTCTAGCATCAAGTGGTGATTTTGTCATATCGGCAGCCAGTTTCGATATTTGTGGAAGCGCAACTGCATCAAAAATAAATCTGATAGCAACTCATAATACTAACGGTGCAGTCTACTACATGGTTACTGATGCAGGTGTTGTGTCCAATCATTGGTCTGTTGCTTATTCTGGGGGCGGTACAATTGGCTTTGAAGGACATTATTATATTCACAATGCTGGAGTCATCGGCACTCATGCAAATAAGCTATCATTTGCTTACGTCGATGCGGATGATCTATTAATCAAAACTGGCACAGATGCGGCTGGAGTTGCTTCATCGAGTTCAGCAGGTATTGGAAGTGGTGCTACAATAAAGGGTGCCTTTCTAGATAGTCTCAATCCTTTGAACACTGATGTAGATGATGTTCAATTCATCTTTGAGCATGGACAGGGTGGAGCTTCGGGACAATATCAAATCATTCAGATGGACGGTATTCATGCAGAAGTAAAGACTGCGGTTGGTAACTTTCGATATCTCTCAAAGAAAAGTAGATTTGCTTTTGCTCTTGGAAGAGGGCCAGTCTCGATTGGAATTTATCACGATGATAACTCAACAGTGTCCACCACTTCTGATGATCCAATAAATACAATTGAGATAGTCGATACCGATACAAACGACCATTCAGATAAGTATAGCAGCAACATTACTGACTTCCTGGATACTGCTGTTAGCCTTCCTTCAAATATGTTCAATGGCTCTAAGGATGTGACTAATACTTATGGGTGTTCATCCGACACTAACGAGACAATGAGTGTCACTTTCGATCCACCGATTGCGTATGCTTCCCATGTTAAGTTTTATGTTGGAGCAAATGCGTCAGGTGCAGAATACACCTGGCAGCTTAATGGGGCAGGCGGCTTTACAGGGATGGGAGCTGGCACTGGTGCCCAATTGGTAGTTGCTCATTCTGGGTCTGGAACCTTGACTCAGCTTGAGTTTAAAAAAGCCAGTGGAAATATGGATGTATTCACTATCGAGGTTGATGGAACTATTCTTTACGACCCTAGTAGCCCTGTTTGGCAAAGAGACCATTTACCTATTTCAACCTTCGACCCTAGCTGGGCTGTTGATATTTTTAAGTCAGCGTCCATAACCGGCCTAGCGAGTTCTCACCTGAATGGAAGTGGGGTTGCTGTTCCTATTGGTAATTCATTTGAGCGCTTTGGCACTGCCGGAACTCTTGCACTAAACTCTATCACAAATCTGTTTGACTTCAGGCACTACAATGAGGAGCGAGTAGATATACCTGCACCAAGCAGAGGCATGTTGCATGATATTCTCTATGTCGCAGACAAGGGATTGTTTCAGTACGATGGGGATAAGTTTCATGTTGTTGGCTTCCACGATAGGCCAAGTTTCGGGTTGGCACTTGTCACGACTGCGGGACTCTTGGGCAGTGGAGTATATTACTACAAAGTTGTCTATGAGTGGGTAGATGCCCAAGGGAATCTTCACGAAAGCGAACCTTCTGCTGCTGTTACGGTCACCACTGATGGCAGTAATGAGCAGGTCAATGTGACGATTGCTGAATTAGATTATGGCGGATTCAATACTCACCCGAATATTCAGGTACAGTACCGAGAGAACGTAAGAGCAGCCATCTATCGAACTCAAGTAGGTGGTTCGATTTATAATAATATCATGACTGTTTCCCTTGGGGGAGATGAAGATGGAAAGATAGTTGTTCGTGATAATATTGCAGATGCCGTAGCTGCTACCGGAAAGTTTCTTTATACGATTGGTGGAGAGTTGGCCAATAAGGCTGTTCCTGTATCTGCTCGATATGTAATTCCTCACAGAGATAGAGTTTTCGTTATCGGCAAGAATGATGTTGTTTATTATTCTAAGCTAGTGAATGATGGTTTCGGAGCTGCTTTCAACGAAGCTCTTTATATCAAGACTCCTGATAATATCTCAGACCCACCTACAGCCCTTGGTAGCATGGATGGAAATCTCTTCATCTTTACTGAGAAGTCTATTTATATCATTAGTGGAGAAGGGCCAGATAATCTTGGTACTGGTGGATTCTATGAGGCAAAGAAAGTTCCTGCACCTGTCGGAGCTATGAAAGGCTCGCCAGTAAAGCTTGTTGATGATGGTTTGTTTTTTGTTTCTGCTAATGGAGTAGGATCTAGAATCTATCTCCTGGGAAGGAATATGACTATTACTCATGCCGGAAGCGCTATTGAGCATTTGCTAAATCCGGCTGGAGGAACTCCCTACATCGTCAGAGACATAACATCTATGCCAGAGCAAGAAACTTTATTTTTCTTACTGTCTCAAACTTCGGGCACGGAATCTGGAGCAAAGGTGATTACTTTTAATTATGCCCTTAAGCAGTGGGGAATTGATAACCTTCTGGATACATATGCTGCTGGCGCTGGTGGCTCATTAGCTTTTGGATTGGTTGGCGGAATAAAGAAGCTCTACATTAGCCTTCTTCACCACGAGACTAATAAGAATCCTCGACTATATGCAGAAACAACCGGCTATACAGATAACAGTGTCTATATCCCGATGAAGATTAAGACTGCCTGGATTAACTTGGCAGGAATTCAATCCTATCAGCGTGTTTACGGGTTTCATATCCTTGGAGAGTCAATCGATAAGCACACCTTAACGGTCAACGTCTATTACGATTATGATACAAGCACTATCGTTGACGCATATACGTTTTCAACAACCTCTGCGACTGATGCGGTACTCCAGTTTAAAGGCCACTTGAGCAAACAAAAATGCCAGGCAATTCAATTTGAAGTAGTGGATGCTGATAACAGCGGTACTACTGATGAGGGATACACTTTAACAGAAATAGCCCTAGAGCTTGGTCTTAAGGAAGATGGCTATAGACAATCCAATGCAAAATTAAGCAGCACCTCAACGATAGGTTCAGATAGTTAGGAGACTCGATAATGGTAATGTCAGCCTTTGAAAGAATGAAGAGAGGTACAGCGGGAACTCAGGTTCCCGGGGAGCCAGTTGAAGCAGGCAGAGCAGTCCCGACTAGCGATGCAGGTCGAGGCATGGGAGCCCGAGGGCTTGGTGCTCCTCCCACCACGGAAGAAGCTGCGGTAGAAACTACTCCTGAAACCTTGCAGTCAGAATTGCAAGGGAGGGGAACAGGTTTTGGAGCTGCCGGACCTACCGGTGCTGGCACTACTGCGCTTGGTGGTTTTGCTCGCGGTGAAGGAATCGGAGCAGCGCAACAATTAGAGCGCGATAAGATGTTTCAAGGAATGTCGGCACTCCAGCGTGGCGTCAGAGGAAGCCAGAATGTTGGTCTTGCTCTAAGAGGGACACAGAAAGCGCAGACGGACTTANGTGCAAAGCAAACAGCGCAGGCAGCAGCGCTCCAGATGACCGCCGCACAAGCAGCGGCCACTCTTGAGTCAAAAACCTTTGAGATCAACAAGAAGGTAGAAGCTGACCTTCAAATGCAACGAGACGCACTTATCCAAAAATATGAAGAAATGGGTATGAGCAAGGAGCAGTATGAAGCTGAACTAGAAGCGGCAATGGATAGACTCAAGGCTCAACTTACGCATGATTACTGGGCCTCCGACTTAGAGGCTCAAACCGCTTTAGACGTTACACGTATGCAAGAGCAAGACTGGGTTCGTACTGGTGGCACACCGGGGACTCCTGGGTATAATCAGCAAGGAGAATTTCAGGACCAATATTGGTTTACGCCTCAAGGCCAACAAGAGATGGCAGAAGGACAGGCAGAAGGCAAGGGAATAACTCCCGGATACGATACGGAAGCCCCACCGCCAATAGGTCAGAAGATATCCCAAGAAGATTGGGATCGGATGACCGATCAGCAAAAGCGAGAGTATCGATCTTTTTTTGGATTAGACCCGTATGAGGAAGATTCAGGCGGACCAGAGGATGACCCCTACTATAATACTGGTGGACCTGAAGACGATGTTTTAAATCTCCCATCCCTTCAGGAACCTGGTCGCCTTGGTTACAAAGAACGTCCTCTGTCTGAAACAATGAAGTTTGATTCTTCGGAAACTCCGGATGAGATAGATGCAAGATCTAGAGCAGAAACAACTGCTGCTGTTCAAGAGAAGATTAAGTTATCCAAAGAGCAATGTCTCTTGGTGTTGGTGCTTATCAGCTAGGATCAGCCAAGAACAGAAGGGAACGCGAAGCGGCTGCGCTTGGAATAGCAAAGAGCGAGGGTGCTGCTGCGGTTGCCCAATTCTTGGGGGACAAGTTAAGTAGCGGCACTGCTGCAGGTGCTCTGACAGGACTAGCAAAGGATGTTTCAGAGGCCGCAACTGACGACAATAAGGGAGTGTCTCAAGGAGACAAGGTTGGTCAGGCCGCTGGAAAAGCTGCTGCATCAACTGCGGGAGCTGCGGCCGGTGGGGCTGCTCTTACCGCCGCTGCTCCTGTATTTGGCGCAGGTGCTCCAGTCGCAGCTCCAATCTTAGAAGCCGCAGGTAGCACTCTTGGCGGAGTGGCCGGTGGTGCGCTTTATGATGAATTCGGTCCTTCTCCCAGTATGAGAACAACAAATCCTCAAGAGATGATTGCTGGCTCTATGGGGGTTACTGCACCAGGTAGCCTGAGGAGTGATCCATTATCTCTATTAAGAGATAAAGAGAGGGCAATTAACTCCACCTCCTTCGAGGACCAGCAGATGCCTCTTCCTGCTAATAGCTCTTATGATTTCCTTGAGAATATTTCCTCGGGTGGCGCTACGAATGGTGCTCCAGGTGCACCAAGTGCTCCTGAATCTGATACGATGTCAGCCTTGGGTGACTTACATGAACGGCTAAAAGAAATTGAAGCAATGCTTGGAGCTGGAGGAATCTAATGGTTTGGGCTACGGACGAGGCAAGACAAGAATATCCAGAGTTTACTATTGCAGACGAGAGGGCAAATAAGCTCTTAGGTCTTTTAGAAGAGGCCAATAGAGAAGGTTCCGGCCAAGAGGCTGAATCCCTAAAGATGCAGTTACTTAATATGCTTGAGATGAAGGATCGAAGACCTCTTCCTCCTAATGCACCTCCTTCTGGTACAATTGGAGCAGCCCCAAAGCAGACTAAGTTCTCTCCTTCTCCGCGAGCACCTGTATTATCCGACAAGGAGCGCCATGAACAGCGTAAGGACGAACCATTATCCTCGCGCTTGGGCTTGCCCAAAATGGGCCAACCCATGAGAGAATTCATCGACAAGCCTCTCGTTGAGACAATTGGGAAGCCCTATATCAAAGGGGTAAAAGCAGGCGATGAATCATGGGATGACCTAACTCACGCGCTAGGCGGCCGTGTCGGATGGAAAACCCCGACAGAACTAAAGCAGGAAGAAAGCAAAACCCCGAAGCAATTGGCTGAAAAGGCAAAATTGGCATTAGCAAAAGCACGAGGAGAGAAGATTGAACAGCCTGAGGAAGAAGAGATTCCAGCCACTGCGGAAGAAGAGATTCCAACCCCGACCAGAATTCCGCCTCCAGCAGAAGGAGTTACCTCACTACCTCTTTCAGACGGTACCACCCAAGAGCTTGGTCGCGCTTATCCTTATGCGGGTGGATTGGTAAATCTTCAGAACGATGCGGCTCGCTATAATCTCAAGATTTTCGTGAATGCAGATCATGGTGGATTCCGGGAAGATCCTACAGAGAGAATCTTTGATAACCCCAAAACGTATGCCCACATGTTCATAGATCCGAATGGAC